AAAGATCAGAAGCAAAAAGAGATGGTGCAAAGCAGCAAAAAAATAGTGGACGTGGGGATTACCAAAAAGGGGATGCTCAATGGGGCAATTTTGTGGTAGATTATAAAGAATATGAAAAAACAATTTCTGTTTCCAAAGATATGTGGGCTAAGATATGCACAGATACATTTAAGGTAAATAGAGACAAGCACCCAGTACTTAAACTTGTTCTGGGATCTTCTGGCAATAAAGTAAGGCTTGCAGTAATTGAATGGTCATTGTTAGAACAACTAATAGAATCTGGAGAAGCTCATGGGATCAAATAACAAAATTCCTTTTAATCCTACTGTTATTAAAAACGGTAGAATTATTAGAATTAGAAAAGACGGAACAATCAAGGCCGATCTTGGGCCTGTCAAGTCAAATAAGAAAAAGATTAAGCATGTCTGAGGATAAAAATACTCTTGAGTTAATTAGCTCAATTACAGAATTTAATGATCTTCATGAATATATGAGCGATGAACAGTTAGACAAAGCTTTATCAATTGTGGTAAAATTATTAATGAATCCAGATGTTCCTTCTGCCAAAGCACCGTATTTGATTATAGAGCTTCAAGCAATGTCAACTAAGTTTTCAATGATGGCTTCAGTTTACTCCACTATTGCAAAAGACAAGGCAGGCTCAGTTAATAATAATAAAAAGAACATTTATTATTCAGCAAAAGAGTCTATAGACAAACTGGTAGATGCACTTAAATATGTAGTTAGGTATAATTCATGAAAAAGGCTTGGGCTTTAATTACAATATCCGCAGCAGCGATCCTTTCAGGTTTAGCGTTATCTAAATTTTTAAAATGGGTTGGGCAAGAAGAAGTTTTTGACTTTGACCTAAATGAGGACATAGATAATGATGAATGGAATAAAGATTAATGGGTAGAGATATAGTAAAGAACCTCAAGTTTAAAAAGCATACTGGTAAGCATTTCGATCCAGAAAAATTTGCTCAACTGCTTGATGAGGCGTATCGTAATACAAAAAGAGCAGATGGAGAGATGACAAAAAAATCATTTAGCCCAAGCTCTTTAGGTTACGGTCATGGAACCTGTCCAAGATATTGGTATATGGCTTTTTCTGGTGCTATGTTTATTGACGATAATGACGCAGTTGCCGTTGCCAATATGTCACAAGGAACACAGGCACACGAAAGACTTCAAAAGTTAATATCTACAATGCCTGAGTGGAAAGCGGAAGAAGAAGAGATTGTAAATGAGTATCCTCCAATTAGAGGATTTATAGATTTAATAATGGAATATGATGGCGAGACAGTCATTGGTGAAATTAAAACAGCAAAGCAAGAAGTTTGGGATGGAAGGCAATCAGAGATGAAGCCAACACCCAACCACCTTCTACAGCTGTTGACTTATATGAAACTTAAAAAAGCTAAAGAAGGATTTTTTCTATATGAGAATAAAAACACCCAGGAGATTATAGTAATTCCAATTTCCATGAATGAAAAAAATACTGAAATCATTGAAGAAGCATTTTTGTGGATGTGTGAAGTTTGGGATAATTTTAAAGACGGAGATCTTCCAATGAAACCAGCAGGAGCAACAAAATCCAAAATGCCTTGCACTTATTGCCCTGTAAAAAAAGAATGTTACTCAGGACTAATTGGCACAGTTCAGATAGAGTCCTACAAGGTTCCTAAATTATGATATGTCAAAACAAAGAATGCTCACAAGAATTTGAGCCAAAAACTCACAATCAAAAATATCATAGCGATGAATGCTGCAGAATGGCTACAAATAAAAGGATTATGGAAAAGTACTACGAAAAAAAATCTATAAAAAATGGTCTTGTTCGAAATTGCACAAAATGCAAAACTAAGTTAAGTAGATACAACAACTCAGATATTTGCTCTGTTTGTGAAAAAAATATTATAGAGCATAGTAAAAAAACAATATGGAACTTGCTAAATGAACTTAGCTAGTTTAGTAAAATCAAAAGCAAATAGAGTACTTGGCATTGATGCTTCAACTACATCTATAGCCTTTTGTTTAATGGAAAACTCAGTTCCAATTAAATGGGGAAAAATAAATTTAGCAGGACAAGATATTTATGAAAAAATATACAATGCTAAAGTTAGAATGAATTTAATGTTAAAAGAATTAAAGAGTGATTATATTGCTGTTGAGGGGGCGATACTTGTCAGGTCACCAGATGCTGTGATAAAATTATCTTATGTCTATGGGGTTGTTATTGCTGAGCTTATGTCTACTGGCGCTAAGGTTATTACTATTAGCCCATCCTCGTGGCAGGCATTCATTGGAAACAAGAATCCAACAAAAGATGAAAAATCTATTATAAGATTAGAAAATCCTGGGTACGCAGAGTCTTGGTATAAAAACCAATTAAGAAATATGCGTAAGCAAAGAACTGTAGATTATTTTAATAATAAGTATAAACTAGAAATTAATGATTTTGATGTAGCTGATTCTTTTGGAATTGCGTACTACGCCAATAATGTATTGACAAAAAGATAGGTTTTATCTATAATGAAACTATACCAAAGCAAAGAATGGCTATACCGAAGATACGTAGTTCAAAAAAAAAGTGTTACACAGATTGCTATTGAATGTAAAACCTCTGCTATGACCATACAGAGATATTTAACTAAGTTCGAGTTGATTAAGAGGAGATAATGCTAAAGCCAGTATTTGAAGATGTAAAAGATTTTGCATGTACCGATCTATACCTTAAATCAGTAGGGGCTCCAGCAGGAAATAAAATATGGGAAGCCTGTCATGAAATTGCCAGTATGTTAATTGAAAAAAACATATCTTATGGAAACTCAGCGTTAGAGCCTGCAAGAATATTTTCAACGGCGGATTCCAAAGAGCAATTAAAGGTCAGAATTGATGACAAATTAAATAGAGTGAGAAACAATAAGGGTTTTGCTGGAGATAACGATATAGATGATTTAATTGGATACTTGATATTATATAAAATAGCCAATTCTAATTGACATTTCAGTCAACTAAAAGTATACTTATGATATATGGAAATTGAATTATCTGATCATTTTGATCGAATGAATAAAGTAGTTGAAGAACTTTTAAAAGGAAGTAATCCTACTCAAATATCTTCATTGACTGGCTTTAAAAGAGCTGAGGTCGTTGAGTATATAGACGAGTGGAAGTCTATTGTTAAAAATGACTCTACTTCTAGAGATAGAGCAAAAGAAGCTGTCTCTGGCGCAGACCAACACTATGCAATGCTTATTAAAGAAGCTTGGAAAACTGTAGACGATGCAGATCAGCAAGGTCAATTAAACGTAAAGGCTACTGCGTTAAAGTTAATTGCCGACATAGAGACAAAAAGAATTGCAATGTTGCAACAAATTGGATTACTAGATAATCAAGAGATTGCAGATCAAATTGCAGAAACAGAAAGAAAGCAAGATGTTTTAGTTTCAATATTAAGGGATGTTGCTAAGGACTACCCAGATATAAGAAGAGAAATTATGAAAAGACTTTCGCAAATAACTGGAGTAGTTGAACCTATAGAGATAATAGAGTCCAAGAATGTCATTTGATTTTTCTGATATCATCGACATGCTTGATGGCGAAGAGTTTGATGAAAAACCTGTATCGCTAAGAGATTTTGTAACTAATGAAAAATATCTAGGCCTACCAGAACTTTCAGAATATCAATACACTTTAATTGAAAAAAGCTCACAGGTGTATAAAGAGTCTACTTTAATAAAACTTTTTGGAGAAGAAGAAGGACATAGAATGTTCAAGCAAACTGCCAACGAGGTAGTTGCTCAGCTAGGAAAAGGGTCTGGGAAAGACTACTGTTCAACAATTGCAGTGTCGTATATTGTATATCTATTGCTTTGTTTGAAAGACCCAGCTTCTTATTACGGAAAACCTCCTGGTGACTCTATAGACATTATTAATATTGCTATTAACGCCCAGCAAGCAAGCAACGTATTCTTTAAAGGGTTTAGAACTAGAATTGACAAGTCCCCATGGTTTGTTGGAAAATACTCAGAAAAAGCTTCTGAAATAAAATTCAATAAAAATATAACTGTACACTCTGGACACTCTGAGCGTGAGGCTTGGGAAGGCTATAACGTAATAGTAGTTATCCTAGATGAGATATCTGGATTTAGTGTTGAAAATACTACTGGGCATGAGCAGGCAAAAACAGGAAGCCTTATTTATGAAATGTATCGTGCTTCCGTAGACTCTAGATTTCCAGACTATGGCAAGGTAATTTTACTATCTTTTCCAAGATACAAAAATGATTATATACAGCAAAGATATGACGATGTTGTAGCAGACAAAGAAGTTGTCGTTAGATCGCATAGATTTAAATTAGATATGGATCTTCCAGATGGAACTGCGGGTAATGAGTTTGATATAGAGTGGGAAGAAGATAATATTATTTCTTACAAATATCCAGGAATGTACGCACTTCGAAGACCCACTTGGGACGTTAACCCTACAAGAAGCATAGAAGATTTTAAAATAGCTTTTTACAAGAATGCACCAGACGCACTCGGAAGATTTGCATGTATGCCTTCAGAAGCGATAGATGCATTTTTTAAATCAAGAGAAAAAATTGAAAAATCATTTAGTAATTTAGGATTAGCGGTAGATCAGTTTGGAAGATTTGAAGACTGGTTCGCACCAGATCCAGATAAAGAATATTTTATCCATGTTGACCTTGCCCAAAAACACGATCATTGTGCTGTTGCAATGTCTCACGTTCAAAAATGGGTTAACATAAAGGTAACGGATACGTACTCACAACCAGCCCCTATAGTAGAAGTAGATGCAGTAAGATTTTGGACACCAACTCCAGATAAATCAGTAGACTTTACTGAAGTTAAAGATTATATATTGTCTTTAAAAACTAAAGGATTTAAAATAAGGCTATGCACTTTTGATAGATGGAATTCACATGACATGATGCAGCAATTAAAGCAGTATGGAATAAACACAGAGTTATTATCTGTTGCTAAAAAACATTACGACGATATGGCAATGGTGGTTCTAGAAGAAAGATTAAAAGGACCACACATTCCTTTGCTTATAGATGAATTGCTACAGCTAAGAATTATGAGGGATAAGGTAGACCATCCAAGAAAAGGATCAAAAGATTTAGCAGATGCTGTTTGTGGTTCAATATTTAATGCTATATCTCATACAAGGTTTGATACAAATCAA